TGAAGAACGTTTCATCCTGTACCACTTCGATGCCGCATTTTTCAAGATTTCCGGCTACGATAGGCAAGTCGCGATCAGCAAGAAGCTTATCCTTTGCCGGCTCTTCACTCACTCGAACATAATCAGGAAGAAATGCCTTAATCAGGTTTAATGCAGATGACCAGGTAAAGCCGCGTAGTGTTTTCAGCTTCGGTGTTCCGATCCGGAAACCGAACGTACCGTGTGCAACATCCAACGATTTCTTTTTTGTGAACAGATCTTCCCTGTTTTCCTGAGCAAATGCCTGGATAACTTCAAATGTTTTGTCCTTTAGATCCTGAAGCTTCATGATGTCGTCTGAGTACTTCTCGCGGATCCTGGTGATCTGCTCATCCATTATCGCATTTATTTTTGCCAGCTTCGCGTCGGCTGCAGCATACTCTGCAAATGCCGCTTCCATTTGTTCGCTTGTAATCCCGCTCAGGATTACTTTCTTTTCTCTTTTTGCCATAAATTCTGTATTTAAAAATTAATAATAGTTTACATCAAGGGAGAGTCTATGCTCTTTAATAGATTTACACCATCCCGTCATTCCGTACTCTTCCCTTTCTGCTATGGGATGTTTCTTTAAACCGTTTAATAACTTCGAATAAAATCATATCCATGTCCGTCACCCTTGCAGGCACGCTCATCTCAATATTTCGCCCATGATTTCTCATGATGGAAAACACGTGTTTTTCTGCAAGATTAATAAGCTCATCGTCACTCATCTCGGATTGCTTTTTTAAAAATTCTGCTGTTGTCATAATATTGCTATTTTGTATGATAGTAATTTTTTATTTTTAATTATTCAATTCCGTTCCTTTGTTCCAGCTGATATTTTAGTTCCTGTATCTCAAGATCTCTCCGGCGGATAGCATCCGCATGCGAGTTCATCACGCTCAACAGATATTTGATCGTCTCCCTCTGGCGGGAGATCTTTCGTTCATAAGCTTCAAACCGGTCACGAGAATCGAATCTTCCAAACGGATCTCTTCTCCGGCCTTTCCCTTGTCTTACAATGTCTGAATCAGGGAATAATGTTTTTTCTATTGCGCTCATATTAATCCTCTTTTATTAGTTCAATTTTACTCAACTCTCTCGCAGCCGGGCACTCCATCCAGCGGTCAAAGGTTGATTTGCTGATATGAAATCGATCCCGGATATACTGTTTGTAGATTTCCGTCATCGGAAGGCCTTTATGCTCATTTTGCACTCGACGAACAAGCAGTTGCGCTTCAAGTACCCTCTTCAAATAATAACTCCTGTTATAAGCCATATTGCCTCCCTAATTTTCGTTCAATATTGCATTTCCACGCTGAACAATAACGACATCCCATATTCAACACAATTAGTATTACTAACCGGTTGATCCATCATCTCAAGCTTCAGCTCATTTGCATTCAGCTCGCGCACATTTGCATCCCACGCAGCATCAGATGCATTATTTTCACCCAACCATGAGACTAATTCATTGATACGGTTTTGTATCGCCCTGCGCTTGTTTTTTCTTTGTTCTCTCATAAGAGCGTTAATCGACTTATCCATGATTATTCAAGTTACATGTTCACTAACTCCACTGCATATTCCCTACATTCAAAAGCGTACACGGAACCTCCATTCGTTTCTTTTCACCTTTTCGAAGTATGTTCTCAAGCTTTGGGATCAGGGCTGCCAACTCATCGATATTCAACTTTGCGAAGCGCTTTCCGGCAATACGGGGATTCAGGCAGAAATTATCCACGTTCGCCCAATTCGTCGTATCAATGCCAAGACGCTGCATCCGTTTAAGAACTGCGCTCCGGCGGCGCTTTATTTCGGCCGTAAAAGTTTCCTCATCCATACCCGGTAAACTTCCACGCATCGTAGCACACATGGCCCGGTACTCATGTTCCTTCATTTCCCGGAGCGATGTAGTGCGCCCGTTCGTGAATTGCAATACAAGATCTTCTTTAAGTCCCGTACATGCGCCGGGAAACTTATTAAGTAGCGCATAAAATTCAGAGTAATTTTTAGTCATAATTCAAAATCTGTTTTTTCGCCCCAATACTTCAGGGCTTTTTCTTTCCACACATCAATCGATCCTTTTTCACCTATATATCGACCCTTACTCATCGCCCGGTATCCCTCGATGTAGATCTTTAGGTCGGAATCATACATTACACTCCTCGCAGCCCTTCCTGCCGGCTGTTTCCCGTCCGCGTGACTTACGAAGATCAGCAGCTTATTCCTGTTCGCCTCTTTTAGTTTTATATACTGCCTGTAACTCAATTGCGAGTATTGGAAACTGTCTATTATCACGAAATCGGGACTCCGCCTCCGGGATAAGCGCTCCGTCAAATCGTCTACAGGTTCACATAAAAACAGCATCTTACCGTCAAGATCATCCAAGCTAAATCGCCGAATGGCATCTTTCACCGTTTTACTATGCCCTTCCTCCAGCGCATTCAATGCTACTTTGCCAAATCTTGACAACTCGCGACAAAGCTGCATGATAAAACTCGTTTTCCCGTTTCCGGAATTGCCCCAAACAAACCACACTCCCGACTGTTCGGGCGTTCCGAAAGCATCAAACCATTCGCCGGTGAAGGAAAATTCTTTCTTCTTCATCCGCAGGATCTCTGATGGGGAATATGCACGTGCCATTTAAATAGTATTTAAAGGGTTCTCAAACATCACTTAGAAATAAGTTGTGACTTTCCGCGAACCGCTTTCACTTTCCTCACAACCCTGCGTAAGTCAAAATTACACAGTGCTGCATCCTTCACGATAGCAGCGATAGCCTTCTCATCTGTCACGCCATTGGCCATGCAGATGGCAACTACATCGTTTGCATTAGGTTCTTCAGCAGGATAAAATTTTCTATTGATACGACTATCTAACTCGTCAAACCCTTTCTTGCTGTTTATACCGGATGCAAGTCTTTTCTGCATATAATTTGTTGACAGACACACCATCCCGGCCTTTCCATAAAGACGATTGTAAATCGTTATGAAATAGTTCAAGAGATTATCTGACAACTTATCAGCTTCGTCGAAAATGACGAGTGGATTGTCCATCTCGCTGATGTAATCGATCACTCTTATCATCTTTTCACGTGCAAGCACTTGTGTATTTATTCTCATTCCTGCAGCACGGGCCAACTCAATAGCAAAGCTTGATTTGCGCATGTCTTCGTCGCACAACAGATAGATAACATTCCGATTCTGGGCTCTATAATATTCGGCTGTTGTTGTTTTTCCGCTACCGGCTTTTACGGTCAGCCAGGTCATATCTTTATTTGCCTGAGCCTGTGATAGTACGAAATGTACGTCTTTGAAAGTGGGCGTCTCCACAATCTGCCATTCGTTGCTTGTTGTTGAATCGCTCACCTGGACGCGGATTGATTTCCACATCGCGTCGGAGATATTCTCCCACTTCCCGTTCAACACTGAATGTATGGTAGAAGCACTGACATTTTTCAAACTCTCCGCAGCAGAATTACGGCTGCCGTACCTGTTGCAATATTTCTCCAACAGGTCGCGAATCTCTCTTTTTTGATTTTCAGCAATACCAATCATGACTTTTTTAATTATAGTTTATCATACCTATCTATCTCATCGTAGGTGAGGTTGCTAACCTCTTTTTGCAGCTGAGCTACATTCACCACTTCCTGTCCAACATTATGCCGGTTGCTTGTAGATGAAGTATCTTCCAATATACCCAGTTTTCGCCTGGATATCCCTTTCGGCCTGGGCCTGTTGAGCCCGAATTGCTCCGGAGCAACTCCGTGTTCATGCTCCTGCTTAATGTTATCAAGATACGTGTCGATGCGGATCTGTTCTTCCAAGTTCATCACGCGGCGAATGAACGAGCTGCTTTCGTGAGTAGCGTCCTGAATCGCGCGCATAACTTCATAATAGGGTTGTGCGTCTGCAACATATCTTTTCCCTGATGCAGTATCCTTATAAAGCCGTACTTGCGTAAGATCATTGGGATCATACTGTACATAGAATTTCCTGCCGATGTTTTTCTTTCTGAAATCGAAGTCAGGGAGATCTCCGGCGTACACGTCATAGGTGTATGATTTCTTATCGATGGTAATTTCAATGCCTGACGCCGTGAACGTTGATGGTTTACGGGTAATTAGCCAGAACATTTCTATCATGTCGAGTTTATCGAGTCCCTGTGCTTTTGGATTTATGCTGTTTTGATACATCTCTATACGCGGAATTCCGGTTGCCGGATGCGGCATATTGTTCCATTCTTCACGCGCTGCTGCATAGGCGATCTGTAACTCATCAAGTGTGTAGAGGTTCTCTGGGTTCGCTTCGATAAATTCAAGATTCTGCCGGCTCTTATCTGACTTCGATGTAATATTCTGCCCTGTGAATCGCCAGTCCTTATGTAAAACTTGATCCTGAAATCTTCCGAAAACCGCTTCTATTGTTTTTGCCGGTGGTCGGTATGGGGCAGTATTACGTTTCATGCGGCAAATCCTATTCATGAATCCGCTATTATCAAGTTTCTTGTGCCCTCCCTGATTATCGACGACGATCTCGAATGGTCTTGACTGTGCCGTCTCCACGGCCATGCGGAAAGCATTATATTGGGCTGTATAGTTTTCTGTATCCGAGATATGGTTTCCAAGAAGCACCTCCGAATAGGCGTCCATTACTTCGTATACCTGGGTGGTTTTCATTATAAACCTGCCGCCTTCATATGCCTTGTAATAAAGATTCAGCTTCGTACCGTCACCATACCATAGCGCATCGCGAATCTCCGGAAGGATAGTCTTAAACTTGTATCCGAACTTCCTGAAAGATTTTAGTTCTCCGTACACAGCATCGTACCAACGCTGCATGTTTTCCGGGGCATTCAGGAAGTTTGTTACTGATTCTACACTTTTAAGCTGTTTCCATCCGTAATTCGGTGCAACCCGGTTAAACTCCAGCATAATCTGTTTATCAGACATCACCGGAACGCGGCGGCGTTTTTGCATGATCAGAAACATTCCGCCTTCCTCTGTGATCTTCACCGTGTTTGTATTACACAACTTGCCGGATACCAGACACTCATATCCTGTTTTCCTGTATTCGTTTATTTTAAATCTTAACCTGGCCTTTCCGGTGGGAAGCGTGTGCCCGGGATTTCGGCGCAACCGTTTCGATGTTTCGTGTATCGAGGAGAAGTCGACAGGGGTTCGGTTATTAAGCATTTTCCGCATAGTCTCCATATTTTTTATCATGGAGATCAGTACGTTTAATACGGATGCATTCCGCGTGTACTCATCCTGTATTTTATCCGGAATGTGCGTCCCGTCCTTTAATATATAATCAGCGAAAAATTCCCGTGCCAGGCGATCGGTAATTACTTCATCTTTCATCATACTTTCTTTTATCACCTCGTATGGATCTCCCCATATGAGCTTAAACCTTTCTTTGAATCGGGCAGGTAAACTCTCATACTCCACCAGCGCCGGGTGATCCAGACCCTTTCCGG